ACCCTATGGGCGGCAAAGGTCGAAGTCCGCCGAAATAGCTCACCACATGACCTGCATTGGCAGTTGTCACCTTTGAGCGGGACAGGCGGATACGCAATCACGGCGCACTCACGGTCACGGTGATCTTCACTGCGTTCGGGGCATTGGGCTTCGGCGCGGCGGTGGCTGCGATCGTGGTCGTCGCATGCCCGGACTGATCGCTCTCGACACAGGTGGCGGATGTTTCGCAGTACCACGCAGTCACCGCGTACACGTAGGTGCCGGGCGCCAGATTCTTGATCGTGGTGCTGAGCACGTTGCCGACCGACAGCGGATGGCCCCCGTGGGACGAATTGGGAAGGGCTGTGAGCGCCGCATCGGTGGGGGCTGAGTACACGTTGTACCCGCCGACCCGCGCCGGCGTAGAGCCGTCTGTGTTCGCCGTGGGGGGCAACCAGCTCAGGGTGACATCGGCGGCCTGGGTCGCCTTGGCAAAGACCAGCGTGGCGAGCAGGCACAGCAGGAGAGCGAGCGTACGCATAGTCGGCCAGATTACGGCTTAGCCAAACCTAACTCAACAAGTGCTTGTTGCAACTTTGTTGAAGTTCCACGCGACACTGTTACTTCGTTGCAATTGCGCGCAGCTTCATCGACCGAGCGTTTGCTGATTCCGAGTTCGATCGCCAGTTGCCGGCGAGTGGGTACCGAGCGGCGGAGCATTTCCACTTCGCGAATGCGCGTGAGGATTTGCTCTGTGAGTTTGCGAGTCATGCGCTCACCCTCGCACCCAGGCAGGCCATGACATCGCGCTGATTGCGCCACGTCCACACCGGGGCATTACGCTCCTTGCAGCGAGCAAGGAATAACACCTGCGCTTCGGTGTAGGGATTCTTGCCGTGCTTGATTTCCACCGGCGTCCACACTCCGCGCCACAGCAGCCAGCCATCGAGCGGGGGTGTCTGCTCCCACAGGCCACCGAGTTGCTCGGCGAGCGAGACGAGTTCGTTCTCGTTGGTATCACGGCGAGCTGCGCGTCTCATAACTTCTCCCCATACAGCGATTCAAACGCAACACGCCAATTAACAGGCTTGCCCTCCTTCGCACCGATCACCACGCATTCCAACCCGCAGTGTTTGATTGCCTCACGCATGCGCTGCTTGCGCACTGTTGGATCTGTGGTCCCATCAAACACGTCGGGCCCGCGATGATCCAACATGCGTTTGGCGAGCCACACTTCATCGTGCAGATTCATGGCTCGAAATCCAGCCCCTTGAGGACATCCATTGCGCTGGTAGGTCCATTGAGCCGTCTACGTTCACCGGAGTAAGCAATGCTCGGAACAGCTTCCCGCACATCCTCCGAGTCCTGAATCGATTCGAAATGCTCGCAAAAACGTCGTTCGAGAAATTGCGTCGAATCCGTATCGGACATGGCAATTGCCCGGTAACCACCAACTGCATTCACGGCACGATCAACCAATGGATCAGACAGAATTCCGGCCGAACCATTTAGGCGGTTAGGGAAGTTTGGCGAATAACTCGTACGTACGTATTGCAACACTTCAGCCCATGCCTCCCCTGCCGTGGGCCGCCCTGCCTTGCGCAAGGCTTCGAAATCTTTGGGCAGCGGCATGAACTCGCATGTACGCAGGAGTTGTTCTGCAGCGAGCCGGAAGTCAGGAAGGTCCCAATGTTGAAGTGAGCGCCAATACAACTCCAGCGCCGGAGCCGACAGTTGCTTGCCCTTGAGTTCGGCGAACCCAACAACCGTTTCGAGAAACGCCTTGCGATCAGTGGGTATCATCGGGCGGCTCCGTGCGGCGCATGAATTCATCGGCTGCCGAAAGGTTGGCGTTGAGTCGCGTGTCGGCCTTCGTTGCCGGTAACCCCCAGGGCTGAAGGAACTCCTTGCCCGGCCCGCAGAACCTCGCCGCTTGCTGAACATGCTCCGTTCCCACCTTGCCTGTGGCTGAGCAAAAATCGGCATAGCGGTGAGCGCCATCGAGAATCTCGTCCCATGAGTGCCCTTCCCTGAGCCTCGCGTTGATGGCCTGCAGTGCGCGCGACCACGGCTGCGATCCGGCACGGCGTGGATATGCAAGCTTCAACTTCAAAAATTCGGGCGGCTCGGCGACCGCCCGCGGTCGCGCAGCGACCTTGGTTGATTCTTCTCCCTTCCTATCCATTCCATTCCCTTCCATTCCCTTAGAGCGTTGAATGGTCTTGGAGGAATCTGGGAGTGTTCTTGGAATGTTCTCGGAATGTTCGTAGACTGGTATGCGAGCTTTCTGAGGTTTGTCGATGCGCTGATGCTTACGAAAGTTCTTGATATGCAGATACTTATCCCCAGCCACCTCATATTCGATCAACAACCCAACCTCCAACAGCTCCTTGACCAAGGGCTCACAGTCGAGGTCGTCGTAGGGGAACGCTTGCGCCTTGAGTTGCTTGGCCGAACGGTCAAGCCCCCCATGGTCGTCTGCGAAGTTCCATGTGGCGATGAAGAGTAGGCGAGCGTTCGTGGAACATTCGCCGACTCGTCTGTCCGTCCAGAACTCCGGCTTAATCGTTCGAATGCGAGCCATCAACTGGCTCGCGATTCAGTACGTTCCTGAAAGCGCCGCGCGGCGTAGAGCTCGAGCAGGTAGTTGTAAAGTTTCTCGATGCGCTTGATGCCGGGATCGTCGATACGATTGCCGTCTTTGTCGTAGACAACCGAGCGCAGCCACTCGTACCCGACATCCGCTCCGGTGGCGATTTCACGTAATGAGGTCTTACCGCGCTGATCCAGCAGTTTCTTTGTGCGGGTCAGCAGTGATTCTGTCGAATTGGGTACATCAGTCATGCCGGACAGTGTAGTTAACGACACGGCATGGTTGCAACTGCCTACACGGCTGTTCCCTTACCTTCAAGAGGTATGCGTACTGGAATACACACTCAGGACCCCAAAACGGTGCTCGCTCGTAATTTGAGCGCCGCGTTCAAGAAGCGCGGTCTTAGTGCTCGTTCAGTTTCCAGGGCCCTTGCCAGAACCGGCATGAATATATCGAACAAGACCGTCAGCAATATGCTCAACGGCGAAGGCAACCCTCAGCTCGATAACCTTGTGGCCGTAGCCCAGCAAACTCGCGTCCCCCTGTGGCAGCTACTGAGCCCAGCATTCGATCCATCTCACGTGGGAACGCCCGAACTGCACGAATTAGTCGAGGGAATTCTCAACTTATCTGAGACGGGCCGCGCATCTGTGCGCCGCACCATCAAGCTCGAAGCCCTCGCCGCCCGCGAAGAAATTATTTCGGCTCAGACTTAAGCCTTGCTAACCCATTGACCGTGTAGGGGTTTCCCCTACCGATTCGCTGCGTGCACAAATCGCCTGTGTAGCTATTGACACGTCCTGATACTGCCGTGTAGTGTACTACACATGAGCTGCCCCGTGAACAACCCGCACACGTCAGGTTCTTCGGCGGGGCGATTTGCGGCGGCAGCTCTCACACCCAGGAGAACTCACGTGAAGAACGATCTCGCCGCCCGCGCCAAGGCCTATGCCGCCTCCATGATCGAGCCCATCCATCCGTGGCTGCTCGAGCAGGTGCGCAGGGATGCAGATGCCGCGCATCGCTGGTTGGCGAGTCAGGCGAAGTCAACATGAACGAGCCCGTTGATGTCAGTACGAAGTCCCCTGTTGAACCAACCTATTTAGGAGACGGCGTGTACGCCTCCTTCGACGGCTATCACATCTGGCTGAAGACGGGCGACGGCCATGACCAACAGATTGCCCTTGAGCCGAGTGTGTACTTCTCGCTGCGCCGCTACGCTCAAAGCATCTGGGGGAAAGACGCATGAGCGAAGAACAGAAAGTCCAACACACCTTGCGTGCTCGCGGGCTTGCCCGTGCGGCCACAGAGGATCGCATCCGCGCTGAGCGCACGTTGGAAGTGCTCAAACGCAAAGAGTGGGATTTGTGTCGAGCCGCTCTGATGGCGGAGGCTTCATTGGCCGGAGTGATCCACTCATGAGTATCAAAAGCACTCGCGTGAAGAAACTCATGTTTGCAGGCGATGCGTTCGAGAGTTTCATGGCGGGCAGACATTTGCAATCGCGCGTAACCAACATGTCCCGCGCCCGGAGTACGCCTGAGCCGGGCATTCGTCGCTTCTTTGTTGGTATGGCCCGTGACGATCATCACAGCTTCCTGAAGTGCGTGGCGAAAGTCGGCAAGTTGGAGCGCATATGAGTCTGCTCAACAAACACGTGCGACTGGCCGTATGGCCACAGCCTTTTCGGGACATCCGCGATCCGCGCCGGGCCTTGAAATACAGGCGTTTGCGCGAGTGTCTCAAAGTGACCAAGTAATTTTAGCAACCCCCGGCGGGCTCTCAAGTGGGACGACGTACACCAACCGAGCAGCCCAAGTCATCCCGCCGGGGACTGGAGTAGAAAGATGAACGCAATTGTCCAACACACCCCGCAGGCGTCTAATTCCGTACTCGTGCGCATGGCCCAGCGCTATGGGGTGGATCCTGAGAAGATGGTCGCCACGCTGAAAGCAACTGCTTTTCGTGGAGATGTGAGCAACGAGCAACTCATGGCTTTGTGCGTGGTCGCTGACCAGTACAAGCTCAACCCGTGGACGAAGGAAATCTATGCGTTTCCCAGCCAAGGGGGCGCCATTGTCCCTATCGTGGGAGTGGATGGTTGGTCTCGGATCATCAACTCTGATCCCCAGTTTGACGGCATGGACTTCACGGAAGGCGAGTTGGATCAGAACCAGATTCCTGTGTGGATCGAATGCCGCATGTATCGCAAAGACCGATCGCATGCGATTGCCACGAAGGAATACTTCAAGGAGGTTGATCGAAACGTCGGACCTTGGAAGACACATCCGCGCCGCATGCTGCGTCACAAAGCGATGATCCAAGCCGCGCGATTGGCTTTCGGATTTGTCGGGATCTACGACCAGGACGAGGCCGAGCGTGTAATTGAGGTGGAGGCCAAAGTCCTGCCGAAGATCGACCCGCGCGGGGATCTGTCCGAGGTTGATATGTCATTGCGCGACAAATGGGTCGATGACATCAAGTCGATTCTCGATCAAGACAAGGAGGAGGAAGCCATCGCCGCCGAGATGCGTGAGGTCGCGGTGGAACTCAACAAGCATCAAGAGTTGTATATCTGCGTGCTCGATGAGCTGGCGAAGCGCGACATCATCACGAAGAAGAATTTCAAGAAACTGACGGCGTTGTTGATGGCCAGAGACGAGCACTGAGACGATGATCACCGAGCAACGAGCCGAGGAAGCGTTCGAATTCCTACGTGACTCCACGGAAAGGATCGGTTCTGCTCGAGGAGCATATGAACGTGCTGAGATCATGCGCAAGCGCGTTCGCAAACGGATCTTTGTTGGTTCCGAAGGTTCAGTCGCTCAGCGCGAGGCATTAGCCGAAATCCACGAGGATGTGATCAATATCGACGATCAATACATTGAGGCGGTTGTCGCATTCGAGACTCTCCGGGCGAAGCGTGACATCGAAACCATTGCGTTGGATGTGTGGCGCACCGAATCGGCCAATCGAAGGCGCTCGTGAAAGACTTGACCAAACTCGCGAAGGACCAAGCATGCGTACGTTGCGCCTCTACCAATGGCGTGGTGTTGTGCCATTACACCGGCGTTCGCCGCCTGTCCTTTGGGGGCGGATTTGGGATCAAAGTACCGGACATCGTTGGCGCGCATATGTGTGGCACGTGTCATCAGGAGATGGATCAACTCTCCCGGGACAAAGCCAAGAAATGGGAACACTCCGAGGAATTCGAGTACTACGTGCTCTTGACCATCCTGCGATTGTTTGAACAGGGGAAGTTAACATGTGGGTCCTCATCATGATCCTGCTGGTGCGCGAAACCCCACCCGTGGAGTACGAGTACTTCCCTACCGAAGCGCAGTGCGTGGTGCGATTGAGGGACTGGAGTGCCGCGGCTATCGACTGGCAGCGCAAAGCTGGCGGGATCGGGGGCGGCTCTTTTGCCGGGTGCCAGCGGGCGCAGGTGAGGATATGAGCACGATCGGTACCCAGGCGGCAGCGGCGTTGCTTCGCATGAGCGAGGATGCGTTGATGCGCAAAGCGCGCGCAGGTATCGTGCCTGCCGATAAGCCGGGGCGGCAGTGGGTCTTCATCGAAGAGGACCTGCTTGCATGGCTTCGAGAACGACAAAGGGCTCGCGCATGCCACTCTATCGCCATCCAAAGAGCCCGTACTGGTGGGTCCGATTCTCGGTCGGCGGTATCAAAATTAGACGAACGACTGAGACAACTGACCGCGAAGCCGCGAACGAATTCGAAGCCCGTCTTAGGTCTGATCTGTGGCGGCAAGTCCGACTCGGAGAACGACCCAAATACACCTGGGCCCAAACGGTCGAGCGCTGGTACGCCGAGGCTGGTGGACGCGACAAAGAGCGCGAAAAGGAACGGCTGACATGGTTTGCCGAATACTTGAATTCGATGCCGCTCGTCGCCGTTCTGGGAAATGGCCATCGTGAAGCGTCGAGTTGAGTTCGCACTGAACGTGCTGGGATGGATTGGAACGCTGTTGGTGATCTGGGTGTGGCCGCTATATGCGGTGTTGCATTGGAAATGAGCTACGCAAACCCACAAGACGCACTCGCGTATCACCGTGCATGGCGTGCCCGAAACAAGGAACGCCTGCGCGAGAAAGCTCGCACTCGGTTCGCACGTACACGCTCGTCCAAGCGTTGGCTTTATTGGCTTCTGGACACGTTGGAGTTTTCGCCCGAGCCGGAATACGTGGTGTTGGTGCCATCGCCGGTGAGAAAGCCAACGCTCAGACTTCGGCGTCAGTAGGACGAATTCGAATCTCTTTTGTTCCTAGTTTTCAACGAGTAAGGAGATAAAGATGGGTGGTGGAACATTTGATCCCGGTGCATACCGGACCTTCACGGCTTCAACCGTGGGGAAGACGACTGACAAGATCTATACCTCGCGCGGGATGCACAGGAACCTCGATCCGCTGGGTGTGAAGGTCCGCGAGTCACGCGACAGCGTGGACAATCCCAACTCGACACCCGTGATTGTCGGGCTCGATGTGACCGGCAGTATGGGCATGCTGGCCGATGTGATCGCCCGAGAAGGGCTCGGAACTCTGTTCACGGGCATCCTGGACCGCAAGCCAATCAGCGACCCGCACGTGATGTTCATGGCGATTGGAGATGCGAACTGCGATCAGGCGCCATTGCAGGTCTCACAGTTCGAAGCTGATAAGCGAATCATCGAACAGTTGACACAGATCTACCTCGAGCACGGGGGCGGTGGAAACAAGTTCGAAAGCTACAACCTGCCTTGGTACTTCGGGGCATTCCACACGGCGCACGACAGCTTGGAGAAGCGCGGCAAGCGCGGGTATCTGTTCACGGTCGGCGACGAGGAAGCCCCTCACGCCCTCACTCGCGACCAGATCAAGCGATTCATCGGGGATGATATCGAGGCTGATCTATCACCACTCGACACACTGCAACTGGCCCAACGAATGTACGACGTCTATCACGTCGTCATTCAGGAAGGCGACTATGCCCGCCGGGAGTTGAACGCCGTCGTCAACAGCTGGGAGAAGTTGCTGGGTCAGCGCGTGATCAAGCTGGCGGATCACAAAAAGCTTGCCGAGACCATCGTATCCGCTATCGAGGTCGCCGAAGGCCGCGATGCCGGAGACTCCGCGGCCGGTTGGGGCTCGGGCTCCCGCGTGGTCCATGAGGCGGTCAAGAACCTCCCGAAAGGCCGCTCCCCTCGCCTGATCGGAGGTCCGGCCTAATGCGCGCGCGCGTCGTCATTGGAGCCAACTTCGGCGATGAGGGGAAAGGCCTCATGACGGACTACCTGTGTGCCCAAGGCGCGGGGATGGTGGTTCGATTCAATGGCGGCGCACAGGCGGGGCATACGGTCGTCACGCCCGAGGGCGACCGGCATGTTTTCCAGCACTTTGGCTCGGGTTCATTTCTCGGGGTGCCGACGTTCCTGTCTCAGTTCTTCGTCTGTAATCCCATCGTCTTCTTCAAAGAGCGAACCGAGTTGCTGGCGCTGGGTTTCGATCCGGTCCTGTACGCGCACCCGGACTGTCTGGTGACGACGTTCGCGGACATGATGATCAACCAGGCGCTGGAGGAAAAGCGCGGCGCCGGCCGCCATGGCAGCGTTGGCGTGGGGTTCCGGGAGACCATCGAACGCTCCCAGATCCCCGGCCTCAAGATCACGATGAGCGACCTGTGGAACAAGGTCTCGAATTTGGAAGAGCGCTTGCGGCAGATCTGCGGCAAGTACGCCGAGTTCCGTACCGGTAAGCCGATTGTTGAACCGGCGATGATCGTGAAATTCATTGAAGGCTGCTGGGCGTTCGCCGATGCCGTTCACCCGCTCGGCATTGCCCAGTGCAAAGAGCCGGTCTTCGAGGGCGCACAAGGGCTGCTGCTCGACCAGAGCAATAAGGAATTCTTCCCGCATGTAACGAGTTCGAACACCGGCATGAAGAATGTCCGGGTGCTATGTGCGCAGGCCGGTATCACCGATATCGAGCCTTACTACATGTCCCGCACGTATCTGACGCGCCACGGAGCGGGTCCGCTGCCGGGAGAAAGCACGCGGTTACGATTCGAGGACAACACGAATCTCGACCATCCGTGGCAGGGACGGCTCCGCTTTGCGCCATTGGATGTGAGCGCGCTACACAAACGGTGCGCTGAGGACTTCGGCACATCTCCTCTAACTCCACGGATTGTGCTCACCCACTGTGACCAACTCGAGCCACCGTGCATGTCGGCAATGAAAAGCTACGGGAGCACCCGCAATGACATCGAGTGAACGAATGCTCATGGCCGAGAAGCGTGCGCGGGGTGGCATCGGTCTCGATTGTCTGAAGGACATCGCGACCCACGGCACTCTGTCGCCCTATTGGGATCCGATGAACCTGATCTGGATTGCGCAGGAGCTGGTCATCAAACGACAAAAGCTTGATGAAGCGAAACTCCTGTTGGAACGAGCGCAAGCCAGTCATGCCGTCAATCCACTGCCGCAGGAGATCCGCGATTGGCTGATCGAGGACATGCTGTCATGACCACAGGAACAGAGCCAACGCTCACCACTGAAGAGAACACCTTCCTCGAATCGGAAGTGCGCCAGTTCATTGGCTGGCTATCGGCTGATATCCCTGAACTCCACAAGGTGGAAGTGCCGCGGCTTGCGGACTCGTGGGAGCGATTCAAAGAGAGGATATCGCAAGACGACAATGACGAGCCGCCCGAGCCCGACGGCGAGTGCTACCGCGGCAGCGAGTACGCCAGCGCCTTGGCTGAGGAGCAGGCGCGCATTCAGCGGGAACTCAAATGAGCGACAAAATCCCGCGTGAGTGTCCCCGCTGCGGATGCGATTCGGTCTGCTGCACCTGTGGCTATATCGATGAGTTGCGCGGTGTCATCGAACAGGAAGAGGACTTCGAAAAGGATCACGACTGTGGAGAAGATACCTGTGTCCACGAATGAATCCGTTATTCGCACTGCAGAGGCGATCCCCGTTAAATGGACGAGCGGCGAGCCGTTCGTTGCCACCGAGGACCATTGCAAAACCCGTTGGTGCGCTCGGAAGCCGGGCGAGATGTTCCGCTGTTTCAAGTGCGGTCACAAGTTTACGCCAGGCGAGACGGTTCGCTGGGTGTTCACGAACAACATCCCCGGCGCTGGTGGCAATCCCTTTGTGTGCGCCGACTGTGACGCCCCGAACGAGGAACTCGCCGCCTACATCATTGACCGTCGTAGAGACGAACGTAACTGGTGGTTTCGATGAGCACTCCCACATCGGACCTGAGCATCCGTTCATCCGTCTGGTCCGACCGTGTCATGACCACCTGGGACACCCCTCCCAGCAATCCCCCGCCGGCCTCGCAACTGCCTTATCACTGCCGCACATGCACATCATCGCGCGTGGCGGTCAAGGGCGATATCTGCGCCGCTTGCCGGGAGGGCACATGAGTACGCACACCGAAGATGAGGACAACGAGCCTGTGCCGCTCGAATACCACGCGCGGTTGCGCTGGGTGAAATTGCGCTCGTGGGATCGCAGCAGAGACGATGTGGTCCGCGGGATCATTCCGGGGTATCAGGAGAACAGTCCGGAGTACTTCAAGCTCCAGCAACTTTGCAGCGATGCCAGAGGCTCGACGTTCTGGATTGACGTGGGAGTTGAAGAATGAGCACGCCCACCTCAAAGGAGATGGACTTCGGGGATTACTGCCTTATCGAGCAGAAACGGTACAGCGTCCCCAACGAGATGTATGTCCATAAGGTGATTGGGCGATTGGAATCAAGCGCATGGGTCGATGTCCCGGTCGACGCCGCTGATGGAGGGTGCACCGAGCGCAATCACGACGAAGTTGTTCCGGTTGTCGCCGCGATCTGCTGCGGAGTGAGTGAGCGGGAGGTGCGGAGGTATCGAGTGAGCGATTGCATTCCACGCCCCACTCACGAGACGCCAGCGGTCGATCCGTTCCGCGTCGCGCTGGAGCGCCTGGCGAGTATGGAGTCCTTCACTCGTCCCAGGTCGATCAAGTTGCCGGAAGATGCGGAGCTGATCGCGCGTATTGAATTCGCGCAGCTTCAGTTGGCTGGAGCGAACGAGTTGAAAGCCTTAGAACCACGGTGCGGGAAGTGCGGCCAGGACCTGACCGGCAAGCTTGCGCATCAGTGCCCAACAGTGAGCGAGGGAGAAACACCATGACCATATATGTACTGATATTGGCCTGCGCCGGCTATTGCACCGATCACCAGGCAACGCTGTATTTCGCGACCCTCGAGGGCTGTGAGCGATATGCAGAGGGCGCTTACCACGTGATAGAGCCGTGCCATCTGCCTGAGTTGACTGACGAGCCTGGGGCAAAGGAATTACCCGGTCCGTATCCGCCGACTCCGGGCTGAATTAACGTGACGGGGTTATATCCGACATCAGTGGGCAAGTTATAGCAACGGTTTACAACAGAGGAGATGTGATGTGATAACACCGACCATTGGCCGAGTAGTTTGGGTGGTTCGACCCAGCGATACCACGGATATCAAGCAGCCGGAAGTGGGCCTCGTGGCCTACGTCTGGAACGACCATATGATCAACGTGGCCGGCTTCGACCACAACGGCAATCCTTTCAAGCTCACCTCGCTTGCGCTCGTGCAGGACGATGAGCCGAAGCCGGAAGGCAACTTCGCGTGTTGGATGCCGTATCAGAAAGGGCAGGCAGCCAAGACTGAGGCGCTTGAGGCTGCGGTAGCCCGATGAGACTCACCTTCCAGACCGCGCGCGAATGTATCAAAGACCTCGAAGCCAAGGTCTGGAAGGTCCCCTACGGCCACGGCAGACGACCGAAGGAAACTCAAGTGCAGTGCCAAGCATGTAAGCGCTGGAAGTACGCCGATGAGCGCTGCAACCTTTTTACGACGGCGAACACTCCACAGCACAACCAACCACGGGAGCAGTCATGAGCGCGGAAGTCACCTACTACACCCCTGAGCCGGCCACGCAGCCGTGGTGGAACGCATCCCCAAGGTGTATCCATTGCAACGAAACCGGCGGGATGCACCTGGTTACTGACGACGAGCGGCTGAGGTGCGTGCCGCCTGAACCGCCTTCGCCTACATCCAGCGAGCAACACAAGTGAAGATCGAAAAGCAGGTTGAGACTTGCGTGGACGTCGAGGTTCATATCAGCTTGGAGGATATCGCTTGCGCGATAGCCGAGGATACCCATGCTCTCTCGACCGTATTGTATGGCATCAACAACGCCCATACGTTTTTCAAGGCGATCCCTGACGAGATCATTGCACAGATGAACGTCAAGCAGAAACGCACGATCTACGAGGCAATGCTGCTGCAGATCAACAGGTATTCGGACAATGGAGGCGAAGGGCAGTCATGACTGAGTGCTGCAGGATCGTCAAAGGCCAGATCATCATAGTGGTCGGCAAGCGCAATCTAAAGTTTGCGACTGAGCACCATCCCGAGTTCTGGAACGGGTCGTCTGCGAGCGCTGACGGACCGTATCTCAAGATAGACGACATATCCGCATTCCAGCGCGAGTTCGTCAATGCAATCAATGCCGAACGCGAAGATGGCAGTTCGCTGCTGACGGATATGTGGGATGCAGCGATTAAGAAGGCAGTAGAGGACGGGTGTGAGGGCATTGATCACGACTGGATACAACCATCGGACAGCGCAGGATCTGTCGATGGGTAAGCGAAGCTTCAGCCACAAGACTGGCGAAGGAATCGAGCCGTGCCCGGACTGCAAGAACAAACAGCAGTTTGTAGGTCGCTCACAACAGGTAGCCGAGGATTGCTGCGAAGTCTGGGTGGTCTGTGCATGCGGATTCGATCCTACAGCCAGTGACACGAATACTCGGATGGAGGATGTGTGGGGGTCACTCGATGCCGAAACTCTCTACGCAGCCTTGGAAAACTGCTGGAACCAGCCGCTCAGTGAGCGTGGTTCTCAAACCGTGGGAGCGTGCGGTGAGTGAGATCTTCAAACCAGGCGACCCGGTGATTTACCGCCAGCGTGGTGAGACGGAATTTAAGGATCTGCCGGCGACATTCGTGCGCTCGCAGATCACTTCGGGACGTGAGATGTGCATCATACAAATCGATGGGAATCCTAAGCCGCGGCAGGTTGGCGTCAAGTCAGTGAGGCCGGCATGAAGGTTCTCGTGGGCTGCGAATTCTCGGGCGTGGTGCGCGATGCCTTCGCAAGCTTCGGCCACGACGCCTGGAGCTGCGATCTGCTGGAGACCGAACGACCAGGCCAGCACATCGTAGGCAGCGTCCTGGACCATCTGAACGAGGATTGGGACCTCGCGGTGTTTCATCCGCCCTGCACGTACCTGACAAACGCCGGGGTCCGATGGCTGTACACCGGCGGTCGCGGAACAGTCATTGACGATGCCAGGTGGGCGCAGATGGTGGATGCAGAGCATTTCTTCTCGAAGCTGTGGAGAAGCGGAATCCCCAAGATCGCAATTGAGAATCCCATTCCTCATCGGCACGCCAAACTACCGCCCTGGTCGCAAATCGTGCATCCATGGTGGTTCGGCCATGGCGAGACAAAGGCAACCTGCTTATGGCTGAAGAATCTTCCTCAACTGACGCCCACGAACATCGTGGAGGGCCGCCGGCCAAAGGTACACTTCGTGTCGCCCTGCCCCGATCGATGGAAGAAGCGGTCCCGAACGAAGGAGGGGCTGGGCTACGCGATGGCCAGTCAGTGGGGAAATCCTGCTACGTCGCAGACTGCACTCTCGCTTTCCACGCTGGCCCATGCCGGTTGAATCAGCCGTGAGTCATTCGCATAACTCAAACCTGTTCGCGAAGGAAACATAACAATGCATGGTTTGGCAATGATGGCCGCACAACTGGCTGAGAAGCGGGTCGGTTATGGGCCTTTCCAAGGCCAGCGGGAGAATTTTGGCAGTTATATGGAACCTCGTCGCAATCTGCGACGCTACGCTCGTGACTGGATGCAATTCAGCCGCGAGTACTATCGGATCATTGACAGGATCGCGCGAGGCGAACGGCCATGACAAATTCGATCGACACCCTGATACGCAGGGTGAATGAACGGATACCGGCCAGCGTCACGCCAGCTACGCGAATTGAGATTCATCCCTGCGAGTGGATCGAGTTGGGCGACGAAATCAGCCAACTGCGCGGCAACCTGAGTCTGGCCGAGGAAGGCTTGGCGAACTACGCGCTGGAGGTCGAGCGCAAGAATAGCCTGATCGACGCACAGGATGCAGCGCAAACATCGCTGCATGCCGAGAACGTCAGGTTGCGGGTGGCGCTTCAAGAGATTGCTGACAGCAACGAATGTCCGGAACTTCCGCAGATGGCCCGGGATGCCTTGGGGAACAAACAGCCAGCCGACGAACCGAGCGAGCAACGTCCGGCAGACGGTACTCGTGACGGCGATGGAGTTTGGCAAGGTGGTTTCTGGCATCCTGATCCGCCAGACCCACTCGATGAATGGCTGTTGATGGAGTTTGCGCCAAAGGATGGAACACGCATTCTAGCGCTCGTGACGGAGGTGCAGTTCTATCGCGACACAGAGACGCCCAACGAGCTGATTCCAGTCGTGATCAAATGGACTGGCGAATATTCAGGTTGGAGCATGCCTGGGCAAGGAGGCTTGCGCCCGACACTCTGGCTGCCGATCAAAGTTATGGAGGGTTCATCGGGGAGGGATCACGAGAAACCCGTGGTAGCCCGCGGTGAAACGGGAGGCGCTTTACGTTCACATGAGAGCGCCCTCTCCAATGAGCCTTCGAAGAGAACCTTCGAATGACTGATAAATACTTCGTGATTCTCCATGACCAGCACGGCGGAGCGGTTGCGATGACCTGCGACGACGACGGGTTCCAGTTGTCACTGTTCAGCACGCGCGAGGAAGCCGAGAAGGCTGGCGAAGGGAATATCATGGGACGTGCCTGCGGGTTCGACGTCCACGAATTGGGAGGCGGCTGCGATGCTTGTTGAGCACCCTGAACCGACGATCGTCATCAACGGGACTGAACTGACTTCAGCTCAAGCGATGACAGTGCGCGTGGCCCTGAGTGCCGCCGACTGGGATTGTGGCGCTGACGAGTTGAGCCAGCAATTGAGCGCAGGATATCGAGCTCGGGCCCGCGAGATCTTTGAGATCATGCGTCGTTCGCAGCGTCGAGGAGATGTCGGATGAAATACTACGACTATGCTGATATCCCAAAACTCCCCAAGGGGGAATGGATCAGCGTGAAAAACGGTCTCCCACCAATTGGGCAAGAAGTGATTGTTGCCACTCCCCGCGGCAGCCGAAAGGTCACTGCCCTCGTTCGACTGATTCCCCACGAAGGTGCGCGCGATTTCTACTGGGACAACGCCTATGGCGGCAAATTCACGCATGTTCAAGATTCAGTTACTCATTGGATGCCGCTGCCAGAAGCGCCACCGTCTAGCGGAGTCGAACGATGAGCAACGAGATCTGGGAGCGGCGCCGTCAGCAGCTCCAGAAGGAAGCCAAGCAAGCCCTGCTGAAACTGTTCGAGCACATGGGGGATCCCGCCAGCGTGCAGTTCCCACTCGATGACACCATGTGGCTGAGGGTCGAGATCAAGCCTGACCCGGCCCGCAGTTAGCCGTAGACGTCCATGTCATCCCTGCTCCCTTACCTATATAGACACTCCAGACAGGGCAAAAGGGCCGCGATTCGAAACTATATTTCAGGGTGAGAAGCCGAAGTTCTTGACGTATACCTTATTCGTGGACTTGGACGCTTCCTGACCTTGGTCCAGGATTCCGAGCTTGTAGAAATTGGTCCCACCGGGCGGGATACTCAGCGCACTCAGCGGAACCACGTAATCATTCCACTGACCCACCACAGGAGGATTCGGGCCGTACTTCATGAAGTTGATCATGCCAGTAGCGCCCGGAATCGGCTGATCTCCAATCTTTTCCGCCCCGACAGTCCCCGAATATCCGGCTTGCGTAGGCAGGATCGAAATCAGCAGGAAGTTGAAGCCGGCGCTGTTGAAGTTGTCGTTCGGCATCCGCGGCTGAAAGCCTTCATCGCCTGCAATCAGGATGCATTTGCCGCCGGCCACCAGCGGATCCGCGACGTCATACGTCACACTGCCAGAGCCGTAGTCATAGTCCAACTTCCCGGTGCTGGATACCCCATTGTGGTACAGCCAGAAGACGCCCGCAGCCGGTGGAGTGACGACGGGAGGGATTACCACCGGCGGCGTAGTGCCCACAGGAATCAGCGGAGCGACCTGTTTGGCGAGAGCGGCGAGTTCAGCAGCAGTGAAGGTGACAGTTCCAGAAATGATGGCCATGAAAGGCTCCTAATGAAGTGACAGATGAGCGCCGCCCTGCACGTACTGCAACAACCACAGCAGCAGCACGACACCGATGACGACGTAAATGACGACTTTGACGATCTGCGGGATACCGGGAATCTGATTGATGCCCCACAGGATCAGCCCGATAATGCATAGGACGATGAAGAAGACGAGTAGCGTGGTGATCACGGTTGCACCTATTTCGTAGTGGCGATTTTGGCGATGGTGTCCGACTTGGCAGACGAACCCGTGGAGCTCCCGAAGAAGTACGCCATGATCCCGGCCCAGGCCGTTCCCAGTGAGCCGAGCATCAAGAGGAACGCATCTCCGCCCGTGGGTGGCGTGCCGTGGACCAACAGGTATCCCAGCGCTCCGAAGAACCCCACTGTCACGCCATACGCCAGTATCTGCGGGGTCGTATCCTTGACCGCGATCTCCCGTGCCCGCGCATTGGCCACATCATCGAAAACGAGCTTCTGCTCCTCGATGCCCAGCTGCTTCAACTGCACCTGAAAGTCATCGTTCTCCTTCGTGAGCGCGAGCAGCTGGTCCGGGGTTGCACTGAGCAAGGCCGCCTCAGCCGCTTTGTCATCCCCTTTGGGCGTACCTAGAGCCGCAGAGATGGCCGCACTGGCCAGGGGACCGAACGGCCCACCGACTGCGAGGGCCACTGTGGGGGCGACGGTCTGCAGGATCTGGAGCGCTTTGGAGCCGAAACTCATGGGACACCTGTCAGGAGTAGTTGAGCGAGCGCGGCATAGCGGCCGGCGAGCTCGGGATTGGTGACCTTGCACTCCGCAGCCGCAGTCGCCCAATCACCTTTGGCTAACGCTGCGATCATGTGGGGGAAGTTCAATAGACCGTGAGTGCCGGAGTTGAAGGCAATGTCGAGACATACGGATTGACGGACTGGATCGAGATTCGCATACCATCTGAATCCCATGAGAGCTTGATGGCGCTCCGTGGCCTGAGCCCCGAGTAGTGCTCCTGCAGCACCCTGGCTGATCCCGGCGTCAATATTGAATCCATAACCGATTGAAAGATGTCCTTGGGTGTCGGTGTACTTGGTGGCACGGAAGCCCTCCTCTGTTTTAAGCCTGGGTAGTGCGAGATCGACAGCGCTCATGGTGTTGGGTTCGCCTTTTCATCAGCCCGTCCCTGCAATTTGCCTACTTCCTTGGCGAGATCCTCAGCCCGCTTCGACAACCCATTGGTGCTGGCGTGCAGTGCCACGAGCGTCGTGTCCTGCTTTTCCAGATGCGCTTGCAGGCTCTGGGCATTGCGGGCGCGGTCTTCCCGGCTCTCCCGCGCATCCCGATTGGACTTCGAGACCAATACATAGGCCGTGCTGATCTGCCCGACGAACACGCCTAACCCAATGATGATGGCCCCGAAGTCGGTCATGTCAATCGACCCGGCGCCCGCGGGAAATCCCCTTCTTCGGTATCTGTCATGATGTCAAGTGATCTTCCCGTAAAATTGGACCTGGATCGTTTTTCCGGCCGGGATGTTCGCGGTAGTCAGCGCAAACGCGGCTCCCGTTGATGTGAAGAACTGAAATGTCAGCCGAAAGCGTGTCACGCCGTTAATGTTGATGGAAGCGATCTGGGATCGCACTCTCACCTCAGTACCCGTGTCATTATAGGCAATGGAAGTAATTCCCAGTGCATTCGCCACCGTCAGCTGATCGTTCGTATCCGCCCAGATATTGTTCGTGGAAGCACTCCCAATCTTCCATCCCGCAGCCATCGGCGTCGAAGCATCTGCGCCTGTGGGAGTATTAGCCGGTGTACCGGATGCATTGAGAATGCGGCTCTGAAAGTTCCCCAGAATAATCGCTCCGGATTGTGCGTAGGTCGTGTGCTGAAGCGTGCCGGCGTTGTTATTGATACCCCAGATGAAGGACTGCTCGGTCTGTAGCCCCGTGCTGTCGTCCACGTTGTTCGACAGAAGCGAGGTGATGGGACTGCCGAAGTTAAAGCGCCCTGCCGCGGAGCCGTTTGAGGTCGTCCGGTTGTTGGCGATGTAGTGGGTATTCGTGGCGCGGATCGACTCGGAGTTCGCATCCCCGAGCATGTAGACCACGTTGTCCAGGATGACGTTGTTATTGCCACCGCCCAGGATCTCCGGCTGGCCGGCATTGCGCAGGACATTATTGTTGTTGCAGTAGTTGCCGATGATGTTCTGCTGGTCGCCCGTGCACCAGATGCCAAAACGGCCGTTGCCCTGAAAGGTGTTCCCGATGCAGGTGTTGTAGAGGCCGTCGAGATTGACACCCGTGCCGTTATTGCTGTTGCAGATATTGCCTGAGACCAGGTGAAAGGCCTGATTCGTGTTGGATGTGGGTACATCTGTGACCGTGTCGATGCCGTCGTAATATCCGAATCGACAGATGTTGCCGATGATCTGGGAGCGCACCGAGAAGACTTTGCCCCCTGAGCCTGCATTAGCGCCCGCTTTGATGCCCGACTCGCCGACGAATTCACATAGGTTGCCTTCGATCCGGGTGCCATCGTTGAAGAAGGCGCCCAGGCCGCTGAAAGACCCGTAGCGCACGACATTGTTCAGCAGGGCATTGCCCAAGCCCTGGATGTGATTGGCGCCGTTGTCGAAGATCAACGTGCCCCAGATACCCTTGCCGCCGATGACATCGCAGTTGCGTATCACCGAGTGGGACGCATCCTGGATTTCAATGAGGACGAAGCGCCCCGTGATCCTGGATATCTCGATGGCGGTCGCGACGCCCTGAAAGAGGATCTTGGGTCCGATCTGCTGACTCTGTTGGGGGCTGGTCAGGGCGAGAGTCGTGACTGCGGTGGACGCAAAGCCTGTGGTATTACTGACCTGATACGTGCCGGCCAAGGTGGCCGAGCCGGTCAACTGGCGCAGGATGGACGTCCCTGCAGTGATGCCCGTGCCGCTCAACGTCGCCCCTGGCTGAACAGTGTTGCCGCCGGGCACCACCGTGACGGTCATGGTGTCAGTGCCGCCGGTCTGGTTCGCCGTGAAGGTGTTGGCAGTCCAGATATCCGCATCGTTACTGGTCGGCTGGTAGCCGAGCACCGTGTTGGATTGCTGCAGGGATGCGAAGGTCGCGTTCGGGGCTGCCCAGTTGGAATTCCGGGAGATGACCCAAGGAGCGGTGATGTTCTCCATCCAGAAGTTGTCGACGACCGATCCCGTACCCTGCGTGACGGTCAGCACAGTTGAGTCGCACAGAATCTTGCTGCTCTTGCCTTCGCCCAGAATCAGGATTTGTCCGGTCCTGCTGGCCCCGGCACCGAGCTTGTAGCTGCAGGCGGCGGCCAGGCGAATGATCCCTACTTTGGTAGCCAGCTGCCAGGGGGCATCCGCATTGATTACGCCTCGAGGATCGCCCCCGTAGCGCCGGGGATCGCCCACCGGATAACTGAAATTGGTAGGGACAACCGCAGCACTCGTTTCCACATCCGCCAAGGCATAAGGATCAATGGTGGAAAATAGATCCGAGCCGGAGTTGGCGCCTCCCCGCCGCTGGTGAATTGCTTCCAGGATGTCGCGAACGACGGCCATTTAGATCAACGGATAGGTCACGGCGAAACCGGCGCCCGTGCCTTTCAAGTTCGAGCCAGTAAATCCCGCCGCGCCGCCGGCCAGCCGAAAGGAGATGGTTCCACTTCCGGGTGCCAGGATGCAGTCCACATTGTTCACGGCCGACGAATTATTCTGTACGGCGGGCAATGAGACGATGGCGGTCACGCTCGCAGGCTGCATCGCAGCAGGCAGACCTGTGAGGGTCATGGCCGTGGTGTTGGACGTGGCGTTGATCGCCGGAACAAACAACGTTCCGATCTTCCCCACCCGCGCCCAGGAAGCTGTCCCCGTAGGAGAAGTGGTGCATCCCGTCAGGGTGAGTATCGATGTGCCACTTAAAACCGAATCGCCGTTGAGCCCCGCCCAGCGAAATGCGCCGCTGCCCAGATTTAACGTATTGTCGACGCTGGGCAGGAAGTCCGCGGTCATCTTGCCCTGCCCGTCCCGGGTGACGCATAGGCTCAGTCCAGCGGCAAACCCATTGTCCTCCCCGTCCATCCGGGAAGCGGTGATGGGAACCCCATTGGTCTTATCCGTGACCCAGTTGAAGAGCCGGACAAACAGGCCATTGCCATCGTAGGCCATCAGCAATACTCCCGATTCTGTGATCGAATCCGCTTGCCCGTACAGTGCTGTACAGGTGTAGCGTTGCCGGGCATGAAATCAACATTTTGGTTCATCGCTTGGGCCTTTCTCGCCAGCGTGTCTTGGCATAAAGAGCCGTATATAGCGCTCTTTGCCATATACATGAGCATCGTCGCGGTCACGGGTAAAACCCGCCTGTTTTGATCATTGCGGGTTGCTCGTTCCTGCAATTGAATTGGGGAATTTCTTCTGCAACGCCTGTACGAGCTCAGAGGTCATCTGGGGTCGTGCCCCTGCTTGCCCCGTCCCGCTCAATAAATAGGCGCGTGAACCTGCCCGTGCTACTGGCAATGCTGCGCCTGCGAGCAATCCCAATGGACTCCCCGTGGCATGTTCGGCCGCCAAACTAATCAATGGGCCGCCATACATATTCAGATGACTGATGTTGCTACTATTGGCCGGTAAGTTGGCTTTCGGATAATTGGCCGCATGCTCTGCGGCTTGAAGCAGGTTCCCAGATAGCGGTTCCCCTCGACGCAAGGCGGCGGCCAACTTCTGTCCGCTAACATTGCCGTTGGGGTCCATAACGTCTTCAACTGTCGAAGCCTGCGCGTAGGTCTTTCGGGCCTGACGCAGTTGACTCACCAGATCAGAATAAGAACCCCCGGCTTGCTGAGCGCCTCTTTCCAACTGGGCTTCAATTGCGTTCGACAAGCCTTTGTAGGCCATTCCGGTTTCACTGTTGCCGGTGCGGTAAGCATCACTCGCCTTGCTTCGCAGCATTTTCACAGCCGACACTGCCGCATCACCCGTGAAGGTGGGCTGTCGGTAAATATCGACGAGTTTCTCAATGTCTGGATTCGCAGACCCTGGAAACGATGCATTTGAGCCGTGGCTCTCCTTCAACACGGAATCCAGCGCCGCGGCATATTGCGGATCTGTCTTCACCTGCGGAATGGCTCGGGCCGCCTCAAATCCTTGCCCCGCTTCCTGCTTTACTGCTGCCACGGCATCAGGTGTGAATACTTCCGGCTTCAGGCCCAGATCTGTCGCTGCCCCGGTGTTGCGTGCGGTCTGATTCAATACCCGCGCCTGATTCTGGGTCGCCTCCTTGCCCCCGATGGTCTCCAGAGTTTTGTTGAACAACGTGGGATTCGTCGTGGAGGGCGGCACGACATAGCCTTTGTCCTGCGCCTGTTTGAGTCCTGCAGCTAGGCGCTGCGCCTGTTGCTGCTGAGGCGATACGAAACTATCGGGTGCTTTGGCGCCCGGAATCGGCAGGTTCGGCACCAAGGCGCCCCCCTCCATGCCGAGGCCGAAGCTCGCGACCTTCTCAGGTGTCGTCACCGGAGTTGGCAACACGCTGTTCAGTGCGCGATCTGCGAACGCGGTGGGAGTGTTGCTGGGCCACGCCTTGGCCGAGAACGGATTCACTTCCTCCCACTTCGGAATGTGCGGATTCTTGGCGAAGTTGTATGCCGCGGTCATGGCATCCGGGATCATGTCGACCGCGCCCACGACTCCATGGGCCAAAGCGTTGGCCGATAATCCGGCGCCCCGCAGCAACTGATGGCTGATGCTGCCCGTACCCGGATCGGTAGCGTTCAGCTGCGCCAGGATCGCAGGATCACTGACTGGCTGGGGCGAGCCATTCAGTTGTGCAAGCAATCCCGGATCAGTGACCTCGGTGGGCATTATTGCTCAAACCACTTGCCGTCCTGTTGGACATAGGTCTTGCCGCCGATCTGCCGAGTCACGGCCGTACCGGCAGTAGAGTTGGATTGCCCTTTCTCAATGGCCTGATTCTGTTGGTCCAGCCAATGGGCGGTATGGCCGGTCTCCCACTCGTCCGGAGACTTTCCCGCCTTCCATTGAGAGAAATCCTTTTGTTTGGCGATCTCTTGCTTGGCTTTGTTGTCCATGTACTCAGCGACCCGTTTAAATGCGGTCGGGTCGGCCATCCCCAGATTGGGGTTATTGGCCATGAAAGTTTCGAGATCGAAGTTGGTACCGCGGCTCGTCATGCTGTGAATGGTGTTCACAGCCAGAGTGGCGGTTTGCTTCTGTGCCGCCTGGAGCGCTCCGATATCCACGCCGAGCCATTTCGAGACCGTGGCGGGATCGACGCCTGCGGCAATCATCATAGAGCCGGTCTTCATCTTGGCGTTGTTAGTGGCGGCCGGCGGGGCATCCTTGGCGAGACTGGTGAGCTCCGATAGCGAGCGACGCACTTCGGTCGCTCCGGCCGCATTCTTGGATAGTTCGCTGGCATAGGCCTGACCCGCTTGAGCACCGGCCTTCTGTGATTCCATGACCGCAGGACTGGCTGTCGTGCCGCCTGCGGTATTGCCGGACACCGGCGGTCCGCCAGGAGCACCCGAAGCCACGGCAGGTGGTGTGGGGAATTCATAGACCTTGCGCCCACTGGCATCTACGCCCGCCTCGAGGGGTGTCTGGCTGACTTTACCGGCCGTGTCCGCGGCGGAACTGGCTGAGATCGCGCTCGCAGCCCCGGGCGCCAAACCCTGGCCGGTGAGGTTTCCGCCTTTGTCGTAGAAGTTGACGCCACCGGTAGGTGCGCTGGGATTCTGGCCGATGACCGCGTTCGTAAGCGGATCGCGCTCAACGGCACCCGGTCGCTGCTCGATCGGCGCGATGTAGTTCTGCTTGGCGACGGTCTGCTGCAGGATCTGACGCCCCAAGCCAGAAGTGGGATCAATGCCCGCAGCTCTGAGGATCTTCTCCATATCCGTGGGCGCGTACTGCGCCATTAGTGCCTTGCCGTACTCCTGCGGACCGGCCATGGTCAGAACGCCCTGCGCCTGGCGCGGCGTCATGCCGGGGATGATCATGGGGTTGGGCGCGGGAGCGGGCGCCAGTAAGCCCGACGGCGCCTGGGGAGCCGGTCCTGGGGGGCCTTGGGAACCGTCGACGCCGTTGGGTGGCGCAGCACCCGGCGCCTGGCTAGTCGCGGGCACGGACGAAGGTGCAGCCCCACCCATCATGCCCTGCATGTAGCTCTGTTGAGCGCCCAAGGCGTCCTTGCCGACCTTGCCGGCCATCAACGCAGAGGCCAGGGTCGCGACATTACTCAGGGCCGAGCGCCGCGGGACGATTCGCATGGAGTTCCAGTCCTGCGGGGTCTGCGCGGACTGCATCGTATTCTGGGCCAACATCTGCGCCAGCTGCTGCTTGCGCAACAGATCCGTATAGGCCGGATACTGGGAAGGATCCAGGTACGGCGGCGGGATGGCTGGCATGTCAGCCATTGACCGCTCCCGGCAGCGGCGCTTGATTCAAGCCCTGCGGCAGCGCCTGACCCGGCAGGCCCGGTGCACCCATGGCGGTAGGATTGGGAGGCTGTCCCGGTTGCGGCGGCGGCTGGCCCTGCTGCAGCGCGCGCATCAACATGATTTTCTGGGCGAGTTGGGCTGCCCCGCCGGCCAGCGGATTGCCGCCTTGGGGAGCCGCACCCGGTTGCTGACCGTTACCCAGTTGGGATGCCAGCATCTGGGCCATCTGTTGCGGATCTGCACTCATGAAGTCACCTGTGCAATTAATTTCTTTGCGATAGCCAACATTTCATCATCGGATCCGCTTCCGCGGAATGCGTTAACTGATGCCAAAACAAACCTACAATTAGACTCGACATATCCAAGTGCATGGTCTATTCGATCCAAACTACACGAGTAGATACCTGGCCCACCACCTTTTCCAACCGATCTAACAAACTCAATACCAGTGAGTTCGCAACGTCCAGTCCATCTCACTAATGCCCATTCTTTTGTGAGGCCAAATTCGATCTTCTTTTTCAAAGCCCTTTGTTTCGCCGCCTTAAATGCAATCTTCCAAGCCGGAACGCGTGTTGATTCATATACTCTGTGATAAGCAAGTCGAGCTTCTCGATTCTCTTTGTAAAATCTTTTGGAAGCCAGTGATCGCCTAGCGGATGTTCTTTCTTTATTTCTTTGAAAGTATTCCCGCTGATAGATTTTGCTATCTATGCTCATTTGAGCGCTTCCTCGAGCATGAAAGAACCCTTGTGAGTTGCCTCCAACAATTCCTGTAAAACGCCCTTAACCACCATGTATTTTTCCGGATGAAATTGTTGCATATAACGCATTTTACCGGAGTTTTCATCTAGATATGCAGAACAATTCCAACAATCCAGACCCGTGTCCATGTAGCGATAGTTGGCCGGCAACTCGATACCGCGGTCGTGCAGATAGCTTGCGACCTCGACATCGGTCCAGTCGTACAGCGGGAACTCATAAGTGACGCCTTCCACCACGGCCCAGTTGGGCAGGCCGCTCTTTTTGGGATCGCAGTACTTCTCCCCGCGGATGATCCGCGTGGCGCCCATCTGCTTCATGGCCGCCTGCGTCGGCTCCCACAGCGCGGATTTGCAGCAGTCATAGCGCGATTGGAACATCAGTCCTCGGTGTCCCTCGCAATGTTGGCCCAAAGCCGTGGAGGCGATCGGCAGAATGTCCACCGGATATCCCTGAGTCTCGATTGACTGATGGCTATGGATCTCCAGAAAGTGGGGAACCGTCTGCCGGATCTGCTCCATCTGCGCGAGCGTCTCGGGAAAGGCCATGCCTGGATTACACCAGGCGACCGTGATCTGCTCCCAGCGCGGCTCGAGCAGATACAGACATGCCAACGAATCTCGACCGCCACTGAATTGCAACACGTGCATCAGAAGTACAGCGCGGCCATGGCGGCCAGTGAAGCCACCGAGGTTTCCGTTGCATTGTTACTGGCCGACTGCGCATTGGCAGAATTCACAGCTCCCTGATAGTTGGAGTTGAAGGCGCCGGAAATATCCGGGGTCTGTGCGGTGGCCTGTGCGCCCGAACCGTTGCCCGCGAGGGTTTCGTATTCGTTCAGCGGGGCATTTCTCACCGTGATCTGGTTCTGCAGTCCTTGCGTTCCCAATCCAAAGAGGCGCGATTGCTCCGCGCCCGCACCGGTGATCGCCTGGGTTCGTGCATCCGAGGTCTGGGCCTGCTGCTGCCGGCCCACTCGGGCCATCTCATTGTTGTAGGCCGGAGATCCGATGGTGGCGCCCATATTGGCCAGTTGCGCCTGCTCCTGATCGCTCTGCAGTTTCTGCTCAGGCTGCAGATACTGCATCTGCTTTTGATACAACGCGTCCTGGGTGTTCTGCAGGTCCTGGGTGGTGCTCGGGCCGCCCGGCATACCCGCCAATCCGCTGGTATCAATCGGCTTATTCAGCACGTCCTGAAACTGCGGAGCCAAACTGGTGAATTGGGTGTAGGTCGGCGCGCCGCCCGTAGGAGAGCCGCTAGGACTGCCGTTGTACGGGCTTCCGGCTCCGGGCATCTGCACCTGACCCATCGAGGGACTCCCCCCGGCGCCCAGTCCGTAGGAAGGCATTTGACCCAGGCTCATCCCGTTGTTACCGATGGAGCCGTAACTCGGGGTGCCATGATTACCGGTATATGTAGGCGGAGCAGCCGGTCCATTGCTGACCTGCGCTCCGGGTCCCGACGCGGACGGCCCTGTCAGACCTCCCCCGGACATCGGCACCCCATCGGTGGGATAACTCGCCTTCCAGTACGAACCTCCCATGGGATTGGCGACATTCGTACGATTCAGGCCCGCATTGAACAGGGCTGTACCGGTGGATAACCCATATTGGGCTGCGGCTTGCGCGTAGGGATCAACCGGCTGGGGCGTACTCGGGGAATCACTCATGGTTTGACCCACCGGTGCCAGACCGGCTCCTCTATGAACATGCGATAGACCAATACATCATCGTGTGCCAGCGCCCGTTCCATTCTCGATTCCAACGTGAATCCTAAACGCTCGACAAAGCGCTTCACTTTCAGGTTGCTGGCCGGAATCAGAGCGTTAAAGCGCTGCACGCGCAACTGTACGAACGGATAGATGAAAATCATCCGCAGGAACGGCTTCGTGAGCCAGTGCGTGCCCACACTCTGGATGTGACCGCGCACGGAACCGCCCGGCAGCCATTCGGTGAATCCGAGTGCTGCGACGAGTTCGCCGTTACGTTCCAGTCCAATTCCCACGTATTGCCCATCCCATAATCGACCGGTTGCACTGTGACGCGCGGCCCATTCGGCCACCCGTTGATCTTCTCCAAACACGAGCCTAGAGGGGCCCTCCTTCTTCAAACAGATAGTCGGTTGAGTACCATTGCACGATGACGCCGGAGACCTGTTGGCTGATGCGACCACTTGCGACATACCCTATTCCGCTGATGCCTTGCCAGTTCTTGTTGCTGATGGATGCGCCCGAGTCTCCCCAGGAAGTCACATCCCACAGGCTCGTATCCCATGGAGCCACGGCTCCCGAGACCAACAAGGGGGAGGAATTGAGCACGTCATTGAAATCAACATTCAATGTAATGGTGGGATTGATCACGGCATTGGCCTGGAAAATCCCGCGTGCCATGCGGAAATTCTTGAGCTTCCCCGGCAAGTCGAAGTAGGAAAACGCAGGCTTGCAGTCCACCGTGATGGCGCTGCCTGCATCGGCGGTACCCACATCGGCCAAAAACACCTTGGTACTACCGCCGTAATACAAAGCGTCCTGCTGCAGTTCCCAACAGTTGGCATTCCAGGCATCAAAGCGCCACCATGACTTGGCGATCGAATTCATGACCCATTGATGCATGAGCACGTTGGTCTGATCCGGGATATTGATAATCAACTTGCTTCCCAGCGGGTAGTCGATTACCTGCCAGCCGAAGTTGGCATTGAAGCTCTGCACATCATCACCAATGGCATTAGCGATCTTGTCCGTCAGCTGCGCATTCGCCTGCGTGCGATCTGTCAACATGGCCTTGGATAATGGCGTGAGCCCATCCGCGGTAATGACGACGATGTCAGAGGCATACTTGGCATAGCAGCGTCGTCCGATGGGGCGACCGATGTTGAATACGCCCACGAGGCTCCAGGTGGAGATCTGCGCAGGATCGTATCCTTGGTAGATCGCGACCTCGCCTTCGGTGGTGATGAAGACGGCGTAGTCATCGATCCCCGACACGTTGTCGATGGTCCATGTGGCCATCTGTACCAACGTGCCACCCTTTTTGAAGATCTGGCCCAGCGGCAGTTGGGTGAGGACACCTTGAAAACTCAAAATGCCCGCATACCAGACATTCATCGAGTTGTTCTCGATGTACCACATGCGCTGCTTGAAGACGGTCGTGGTGATCAGGTTCGTGACCGTGAGTCCCACCCCGGAGATCACCATCACCGACCAGCCGCCCACCTGAGTCACGGGAATCGAAAAGCCGGACCCCGAGCCGCCCAGGTTGGCATTGCTTGCCGAGAGCGTGTCCCCCACCACGTAGCCACTGCCGGGCGTCGTGATCGTCACCGAGGTCACCCCACCCCCAGCGACCACGATCGTGGCCTTGCCCGCAGTCCCGGTTCCCCCGGTTAACGGGACGGCCATGTAGGTGCCGGGCGTGGCATAGCCGGTGCCAGGCGTGATCGTTCCCATGAGGATCAGGGAGCCTTGAACGCCACCGTCATAGCGTTGCGGGGTCACTGCCCCATTGGCCCAGACCAGCACATTGCCGCCGCCAGCATTGAACATCTGGTGTTGCAGGCGGGAGTTGACCAGGCCGGTGACGAGCGGTGCACCCACGGCGCCTAGACTCGTGATGTCGTAAATACTGTTGCCGCTGACACCATACAGTTTGCGCACGGTGAGGCCGTTGTAGGCCATGACGGTTTCGACATTGCTCGGCAGGCCCGACGCCCACAAGGAGGAACCGTTGCGAAACTGCACATACGAGGGCGTGCCAAAGCAGTTGGACGCGGTGATCGCATCCGTCGGCGGCATGGCCGCCAAGGCATCCCGAGCGTTCACGCCACCTACTGGGGCCGGCACGGAGACGGTGAGCGGATCCCCATCCTGTTGAGGGATGGCGCGACGCTGGGAGCGCCCGAAGCCCATTACCAATTCCCGGCGCTAACGAAGATCCCGGGTCCGAACTCAGCCGGCGGCCCCTGCAGGTTCAGCCGCGGCTTGCTGCCGTCGCGGCTCATCAGATCGTTGATCGCATCCTGCGCCTTCTGATAGTCCTCATCGTAAGAGAACTTGTTCGCGCGTTTGAAGCGCCACAGCGCATCGAGTGTGATCACCCGCTCATCGAGCAATGCCACATCCGTATCCACGGTCATGCTGCTCTTTTGCGTCACCCCGGTGGTGTCAGTGGCCCAGAACTTGGTGCACCACTCGAAAAACACGCTCTGCCCGACTGCGGGGACCGGAAAGAACAGCAGTTGATTTCCGCGTACGCGATAGGAGATCCAGGGTCCGGAACTGAACCGGGCCTTCAGATTCTGCCACTCGCTGGGGGATTTGGGACCAAACAAGGGTCGGCGCTGGGTGCGGTTCCACATCGACTCATTGACGATGAAACTGAAGCCCGGTCCGGCGAGGGTCTGGATAGTCCCCTGCACTTCCGCAGCGAGGGTGACAAAGCTCGACTCGGTCGTGAGTGCCTGCCAGGAGTAACGCGCACCGAGCTCCTGACCTGCCTCATTGATGTACTCAATCGCCTGCAGCACCTTCGGGTCGGCCGAAGCGACCGCCACCGTGGGCTTGTTGGAAACAACCTTGGTCGTGAGCGATTGAACTATGGTGAGTAACGACATTTAGGCTCGTTGGCGTTTGGGCTTTTCATCGTCCAGACGAGCTTCGAGGGCCGCCAGGCGCGCTTCCTGTCGATCGATCACGACCTGTTGGTCGGCAATCTTCGCGTTCGCATCCGCAAGCGCTTTGGCATTGATGCCCTTGTCTTTGCCTTCATCCAACCATCCGCGCGCAAGATCACGCAGATACCGGCCATCGAGCCCGACCATCGCCAGACTGCTATCCGGGAACTGCGCCAGGTCCTCGACCGTGGGAATGCCGATCGCCTTCAGACGCGAACGCTGTTCGTTGCTGACGGCCTGCCAGGTTTGAATCGGTGTGCCTTCGCGCGGCAGCTCGTTGCCCTTCTTCCACTCGGTGAACTGCAGGTCGAAGTGGTTGTACCACTCCACCGGGTAGTCACCCCTCAACGCTTTGGCCTTGGTCTGCGCCAGCCACTCCTCAGCCGGCTTTATAAACTCATCCTTACTGCCGTGAGGCGTGATGCAGGCCATGGTGACCATGGCGGGCACGGGCCGTCCCGCCGCTTCGGATGCATCCCGGTTGATTCCATATTCCTGATCGCGGAACTGGATGAAGGGCGGACGCTTGTCCATCAAGGTCGGAATCATCGACATGGGAGGTTGTCTCCTTCGTAAAAGGCACCGGCAGGGGAATCCCGCCGGTGGGTGATCAAGCGGACTGGGATACGATGTACAGCGTGGGTGTCACGCAATACACGTCGACATACGGCGTTGCCGCCGCGACGGAATAGCTGGCATTGGCGCTGAGTTTGTTCAAAGCGGCTCCGACGGGCGGATAAATCAATAGCGCTTGGGCTGATCCATTGAAGACGGTGAGTGAGTCACCCCCGTTCATGATCGGCAGGATCGCGCCCGTCGTACCCGTGACTGTCGAGAAGTAAGTGACATCCGCTTTCAACGGATAAGCGGTAGCCTGAGTCGTCCCCGTAGCCGTCGCTGCGGATTCAACAGTGCCTTGAATAGCACTGGCCTGCAGGGCCGAGAGCCCTGCAGTTACGAGGCGTTGTGCGAGTGGCATGGAATCTCCTTCAGGTCACGATCTGCATGCAGGACGGGCGATTGAGAATCCCTGAGCCGTAACCGGTGTAGGTCCCGGTCAATGTCACCTGACCGCTGGCCGTCTGGTTCGCGCCGCTCAACGTACCGATGGCGGTCCCGGTGTAGATGCGCTTGCCATCCGGGTCGAGTCCGGCCACCACAGCCGATGCACCGATCCCGGTGCCCGTGAGTACCGCACCGAGGAAGAAGCCGTCATAGCCCTTCTGTGCCAGCAACACGTTGGTGCCGTTGGTCGTCAGAACCGATGCGGTGACCGTGCCCGTTGCAGAGATGCGGTTGCGAATGCCCAGCACCTGCTTGCCGGTGGCAGTCGCCCCCAGAATTCCTGCGGCCGCTACAGCCAACACGCCATCCGCGGCCACGGTCGCATTGGTTTTGTATACCGCTCGGCCCGTGTGTTGGGCCCAGAAGTAGGTGCCGGAAGCCGCTGGCGCCATGGCAATGGCGAAGGGAAAGCCCTGCGTGACAGCCGAAGGCAACAGTGCCGCCTGATAGATCTCATCCCACATGACGGCCGAACCTTTGAGGACGGCATCATTGGACTTGAGATATACAAACACGCCCGTCCCCCAATATGGGTCGACGGCGGTGACTTCCATCCCCAGCGCCTGGCGCTGCGTGGTGTCGGGCGCGAACCAATCGTTGAACGGCTGCGTGCCCAAGGTCGGAGTAATTGCTGCGAACATGTTTGTTTTCCTTTAAGCCTTGAGCACGCCCTGGAGGGACCGGTTCGAGCACAGCAGGTTGCCCATCCACAGGATCGGCACCACCACTGCGTCCTGGTTCACGCTGCGCAGTTCGTCCATCACGGTCATGTTCGCGTCCCGGTGCACACCGAGCTCGAAATAATCCGTGTTGACGAAGTACATGTGCGCTGCGGGAATGCCGCCGCTCGAATCAAAGAACACGCTCGCGTTCTTGTACTTCATGCTGACGAAGCCGGCGTTCGCATCCGTCTCCGGGTCTCCGCCGTTGCTGGTGTAGCGCTTCAGGGAGGTCTGGCTCTGCTCGAAGAACGTGAAGAGATCGTCCGAGGCGACAATGATGTCCGGCTGGTCATCACCGCGGGTGAGCTTGATGTAGAGCGTCAGCATCAGGCTCTCGATGGTCGATGGCCCCAAGGTCAGGGCGGAGCCACCCTGCAGCGGTGCGGCCGCGGACTGCACTACGTTCTGCCAGAACGGAAAGGTGCTCGAGTTGATCTGTCCGACCGTGCCCGTGCCCGCATCGGCGATCAGGGCCTGCACACCGTTGATCTGATTTGACGCAGTTCCGTCCGAGTAGATATCCGTCGACATGCCGTTCTTGAACGAGTTCATGCCGTTGCGGATCTTCGCTTTCGTGAAGTTGATGATCCGGCTCTCACCCATGTTGGTGCGCAGTTCGCGACCACTGGCGGCGATGTTCACTGCGACCTGCTGCCAGGGGTATTCCGCCGAGGTGAGGACGTCGACGGCGGCGATGTTCAGGGTGTCGAAACCCGAATAGCGCTGGTAGGTCGAGTTGCTGGCGTATTCCAGCGGCATGACGAGCGACAGACCGCCATCTTCCATGCGGATGCGGCCCTTGGCCGTCAGCTTGCGAAAGAAAGCGTTGTGTTTGCTGACGTTGTCAGCGACCTGGGTGTCGTGCTTGCGAAAGGTCGTGGATGCGAGTTCGCTCCACGCCGTGAAGATGGAAGTAATGCCCGCGGGCATGGTGGTGACTCCTCAAAACGCGGTTACGTGATGAGTCCCAACTCCCGTGCGGTGTTCGTGATGGTCTCTTCCAGAGTGCCGGGTTTACCGGCCGATGGAACAGAGGCCCTTCGCGGCACATTGACGGAAGCGGCTCGCCGAGCGTCACGTACGCGGTTCTGGTTGTCAGCCACGCGGACTTGCCCAGTCCCTTGGGCCTGCAAAAGCAGCTGGCGAATCTCGGGGTTGCCCCAAGTCGCCGTTTCATAAGCCTGTTGTAACACTTGATCATGGCCGAGGCTAGGGTTGGCCTGCCGGATCTGCGGCACCAACGCGCCCATCTCGCTCATGACATCCCCCAGATAGGGCCGCAAGGGTTGGCCTTGCGCATCCTGCTGGTTCATCCAACCGGTGACGGTTCCTTCCAGCTGCGACTGCTCCTGTTGGGCGCGCTGCTGGCGTTCATAATTCAATTGCCCGATCAGCTGATCGACCCGCGGATCGGCTACGGGACCGGGCTGGGCGGGCGGTTGGCCGATCTGGCCTGGCTGCGGCAGATACCGGGAGAGATCCACCCCGTACTGCTTGATCACCCCCAGCAGGGTCTGGGCTTTCTGTTCCTGGGTGCCTAAACGCAAGGCGGCGGCCGTGCGCAGCAAATCGTGAATGGCCCGCTCGGGCGTACCGCCTTCAGACTCGATCAGCATGCGATAGGGAGCCACGATCTCGCCCACGGACTTGCCGAACTTCGCATCCGGCAGCAGTTGGCTCTGGCCGTTCATGAAGTCTGATTCACGGCGGTGGATCTCGGCCTTTACCGTCGGCGGGAGCTTTTCCCACTCGGCCCGGGCGGTGGGCTTCCAGGTGCTGGGCGGTCGGGTGACGTCGCGCTCTGGAATCGGTTGATCAGGCTGAGCAGCTGCTTGCGGGTCAGGGGATGCCCCTTCCTTGGGCGGCGCTTTGGCTTCGGTTCGCGCCGCCGGTTCTTTCTCAGGCGCAATCTCCTTAACCTTGGGAGCAAACTTGCCATCAGGCCGGCGGCCATCACCCCGGTCCACGACAGATTCAGCCGCGGGAGTCTCGGGCTCGACTGCGGGCGCTTCCACCTCGTCCGGCTCGACGGCGTGCTTGTCCATGATCGCAGCCCAGTCCGCGGCCATGGTGGTATCGATGTCTTTGTCGGCCAGAATGGACATAGGGTTTTCCTACTTGCTGCGAAACAGTTTGCGGGCGCTCTCGGGCGCGTCATTCCAAAGGCTGTGCGCCATCCGGGTGGCGAGTTCGTCCGTCTTGCGGTCCTGCGCGTCGCGCACCTTGGCCGCTTCCTTCATCTCCTGTTCGCGTCCTTCGTACGGCCGGCTGTTCGAGCGCTGCAGGTCATTGCGCCGCTGTCGCCGGCCATCCACGATCCGGCCATCAATGGGGGATTCGTAGGCCGGCAGGTCATCCCAGACCGCGGGCGCTACGGATTCACGCGGAACTGGCAAACCCACTTCGATCAGCCTCTTCGTAGCCGGGTCGTATCGATATCGACGCTTCACTGCATCCCTCCTTCATACGTTCGTTCGGCTTCGGGACCGGCTTCCGGGTCCGCGGCGGCGGTCGCGGATATCTGGGCCACGATGATCTTCACCGCCGCGTCGTACTTCTCCTGCATGGAGGCGATCTGCGCTTCATGTGCCTGCGCGGTCAGTTGACGCTGGGTCTCGGCTTCCTCACGCAACTGCGTGATCTGCACCTGGATCTGCCCTTCCGCATGCGTCTTGGCGACCTGCGCTTGAGCACCGGCCTGCGCAACCTGAATCTTCACTTGCCCATCGGCTTGAGCTTTCTGGATGTCCGCTTGGGCTCCGGCTTGCGCCTTGGCCACTTCCGCCTGCGCCTTGCCCGCGTTGGGATCCGGCGGGGGCTTGGGCGCCTGCATCTTCTCGAACACGTCCTCTACCGCAATGCCCATCCGCGCCCGCCGGATGATGGTCATCACCAACTCTTTGGCGGCATCGACCGGCAGCATTCCGGACTGCACGATCGGCGTAAGCCCGGTCAGCGCTTCGTGCACGGCCGTGAGGACTTGGCTCAGTCCCTGCATGTCGGAATTGAGCGTGCCGGCGACCGTGGAATCGGTCTCTACATCCACCTTGAAGCGCCGCATGGCGCTCGAGCGCATCAGCTGCAGGATCTCGTCCCAACTGGGCACCTTCAGTAAGGCCGGGTCTGGCGGGGGCTGTGGAGGCGGTTGACCCGGCTGCGGGGGTTGTTGGGCCATCTGCGCCTGCATCTGCATCATTTGCTTTTGCTGGGCAGTGGGGAACTGCAGCTCAGTCATGCTCGCGAATGTGTCGGGTCCGAATTTGCTCGCCATCACTTCGGTCGCCAGGCGCATCAGGTCCCGCGCATAGCGCTGCACTTCCTTCTGCATGCGCTGCAGACGGATGGAGCCAAAGGTCGCTTTCAGGTCCTGTGCGTGCGCGGTCTCATTCGGATCCGTAGCGCCGCGCATGATGTCGGCAATGCCCGTGATCTCATCGATGATCGCCTTCTGCTCGGTGCGGGCCTTATAGAGCCCTTCCAACAGCTCAACGGCCTTCTCGGTGGGGAACCAGCTGATGGCCTTGTCCAGACCGCCGTCCGCCCACTGTTGGGCGTTCTGCACCGCGATCATCTCGTTGTCGTCCCCGGTCATCATGTCGCCGAGCTCGACCAGCTTGGCGTCGTACATCGCCCGCAAGCGCATGCCGTCGGTGATCTTGTCGATACGCCGAGAGATCTTGTCGAGTTGGTTCGCTTGCTGCTCGTACTGATGAAACGGAATGATCGGCAGCAGTGATCCGGTATTTTCGATCAGATATAACGGACATGGGATCGGGAAGAATCCACTGGTCTCAAAGGGCGGCGCGCCATCGGGATTGTCGACCGGGAACAGCAGCCTCTGGGCCTCTTCCTGGATGAAGAACACCCGTTGGCCGATTTTGTCCCAGACTTCCCAGAATTCTGCGACCTTTTGCGTTTCGTTCACCTGCTCGCCGGGCTTCTTCGGGTCATCCTCCTGCGGGGTGGCGAACTTGATGCCGGTCAGCTGCTCTTTGCCCAACAGTTTCTCGGCATCGGGCCGGCTGAGCTTGTGACGAAAGAAACAGCTGGGTACCTCCTCCCATGTACGTCCATAGCCGATGCGCAGGTCCCGCCAGTCAACGTGCTCGGGCAGTACCTGTTCGTACTCGATCTCTTCCTGCTCTTCTCCGGCTCCGCCATCCGGGGCATCCGAATCCGCATCCGTGGATGTGGGCGCAGATCCTGCGATTTTGTTGGTCTCTCCGGCCTGCTTGAGACTGGGGATATAGCGAATGCGCGAGCAGCCGCGACCGGTCAAAAGACCATCGAGGCAATCGTTCTTCAGTGATTCATCCGTACATTCGTAGTCCACCATGACGGTGAGACTGCGCTCGAGGATTTCAGCGACCGCTTTGCCGGTGGGATCCGCATCCCGGAATCGCCGACGCACATCCGGGGAAGGACGGGAGTTGTAGATCGCAGGTCGCAGGGTCTCGGTGTTGCTCCACAGAACGGCGACGCGGTCCTTCTTGCGCTCCTCGGCCCGGTAACGCTTGATGACTTTCTCGGAATCGGTACGCCACTCCTTCTCGCGCTTGTCCGCGAGTTGCAGTTCCTTTTTCCAGATGCGCGCGTCCTTCTCGGACTGATCCGCTTCGGAAATGAGTGATTTGCGGGCAGCGGCCATCTACTCGTGATAGCCGTTGAATTGCACATCACCACGAAACACCTGCGATGCCGTGGCAGTCCCGAGCGGGATCTCGAGAATGACGTGCACGAACCGACCGCCATCCACCACCAGCGGCGGATCGAAGGTGCGCACGATGTCCGGTGCCACATCCCCAATCTGCATCGGTCCGTTGGGAGCCGTGAGAATGAAGCTCTGCATGCCCAGCGGAATGCGACGGGCTGCATAGGTGGCCGGTGGGGATTCAGCCGTGGCCAATGAGACTGCAGAACCGTTGATGCCCAGACTCCAGTCGAGGACCGTCGCGCTCGTGGCAATGGCGGCTCCCAAGAGCATGGCCGTAATGGCGATGCTGCTGAGGTTGAGTTGGTAGGTCGCCGGGACCTGGAAACCAAACAGCGCATAGTCGGTCGCCGCCCCGGCGACGGCCGCGAACTGCCAGCGTCCGCCCAAGGTGGTATAGCCGGCCGCCGTGTTGGAGAGCGTGGCGGAAGACGGATCAGTGGAGTTGGCGTGATTGGCGCTCTGAGTGTAGGGCGTGATGGGCTGTTGATAGCTGCCACGACCCAGCGAGACCAGAATCTCTTTCCACAGCTTGTTCTGGTTCAGATCCTCCTGAACGATGTTGACTTGGCCGATGCCCAACTGAGGGGCGGTGGCCGGCACGCCGGCCCCGTTATACGTGCGTGCGAAAACGGTCTGGCGGCCATTGTTGACTGGATACGCCTGGGTGGCGGGCACATTGATGGTGGCGATCACTACATCATCGAGCGTGAAGAAGACGTTGTCCTCCACCACATCGATCTCGAAGATGTGCTCGACATTGATGGCAGGCGCCGTCAGGGCGGCTGAGACAGTCTCCACCCCGTTGTTGTTGATCACACAGCGGAAGGTCTGGTCCGAGCCTTGCCAGCGGTAGAACGCACCATCGGTGGGTGCCGCATTGGTGGCAGCCGCTCCGATGCCCAGCTCGATCGTGGCATTGGCGATGGGCGTGATATTGACCTTCGCCCGGATCACGACCGTGAAGGGCAGATGCCCGTAGAGCTGCATCGCCTTGATGGAGGTGAGGATCGCGTACGTGTTGACGACCGTGCTCAGGGCGGAATTGAGCGTGATGAAGCCGGATGCTTGTGCGATAGCCTGGGTGAGGACCGAAGTCATCCACAGGTTCGTATTGAGCGCCGCGCCATCCACCTGTTCAGTGAAGATCAGGGCGTTGAGACTGACGGCCATGGAGCCGCTTTCGATGTAGCTCGGTCTTTGCGGCGCAGTCGCCAGACCAGAACTGCTTTCCATACCCATAGTCGTTCTCCTTAGCCGTAGGCCACGACATTGATGATGGCGCCGGCGGTCTGACTGATGACCTGCAGGGCGGCCATGGCGCCCGTATAGCGCAGCTCTGCTCCGACTGCGAGCGGATAGCCCACCGCGGCAGTAGGTGCAATCCCGTCATCACGCCAGCGAATGGCCTGCGTCTGCGGCTGAATCAACAGCAGCTGAGTGCCTTTCGGGATACCGGCCTGCGCGTTCTCACCCGGTGGCGTAAACGTGAGCGAGGAAACGAGCGTCGCTGCATCGACGGCCGCGGACTGCGCATATCCACGGGGCTTGTCTGCCCAATAGGCTGATTGGCTCATTTAGCTCTCCGCCAGGCGTTTTTGCTTCGCCCGCTTGATCAGATCGTTGATGGTGAGATCCGTCTCGAAGAGCACCGGCTTGTTCGAGGGTTTGTCCCGCACCATGGGACGAGACATGCAGCCGTAGCGCAGCGCATCGGGTGCGTGATCCTCGCCATTCGTGTCGACGTCTTCGGCCTTGTGCGGGTCGTGCTGCAGGGCCGGCAGTGTTCGAATGAGGTGCGGGCAGGTCAGGAAGATCAACAGTTGCGGGCCGTCTTCATCACCCTTGAGTCGGTTACGCAGCTCGTCCCAACCGCTGGCAGCGCCCGCTTTGGGTACGCGGCTGTTATCGGCGCGACGCCAATTCAGGTCCATGCGCTCGGCATGACTGGGACCGCCATCCCGGGTAAACGCGGAGGGGTCGAGTACTTCATCGGCCATGGGTTCCAGCGGTCGGGTGATGTCCAGCGCGGGCCACAGGGCCGGGTTCGGCGGTTGGTCGAACTTCAATTGCAACGATTGGCCGCGCTCGATGAGTTTGATTCCGAGTCCGATCTCCTGGGAGGTGAGTTTGCAGCCCACATTCGGCTCACCATTCCAGCCGTACCACTCGCGATAGATCACCAGTGCTCCGCGTGCAATATGCTCGAGCGAGCCATCGCTCACGGCAGCCCATAGGATGGCAAACGGCTTGGCGGATCCCCAATCGCCCATGCGGATGCGCGCCCAATGCGCCGGAATCTCGAATGGCTCGATGAGATGTCGATCGACGCTGAATTCAGGAAAGAACGCACCGGCAATGACGTTCCAGTCGCCGTCTTTGAGTGCCCGGACATACTGCTCTGATCCCAACCCATTCAGCCGTGCGGCGTACTTCGGGTCATTCACCATTCCGATCTTGTTGTCGGTGAGGCGCGATTTGACGTACAAGCGCTTCGTCCCGGAATCATCCGGCGCATCGAAGATCACCCCGCCCATGGGGTATTGATCGATACGAAAGTACGCCTTCACCCACTGATGACCCGGGCCGCCGGGATTGGCGCTCGAGCGGATGCGCATGTTGGGGATGGGATGTTGAGCGCAGCGCAATCGGGCTTTCATCCGCAGGTAAGGAATGGAGGAGGCCCAGTTCCCGAGCTCGTCCCATCCCATCCACGTGTACGAATGGCCCCAGTATTCGAGCCAGTCGTCATCGGAATCCATGTGTCGCATTTTGAGCATGGCGCCATTGGGCCAACTCCACATGACATCCGAGTTGCTCCACTTGGCGCCGGGAAACCAGGGCGGGTAGATCTCTTTGCTGCGGCTGATGAGTTCTTCGAGCTGTTTGTAGGTCTTGCGAAAGAGGATGCCGTGCCAATGCTTGCCGTAGGGACTTGGCACGTCTTGCGCGAAGTCCCCAAGCAAAAATCCGATTTGCCCCCGAAGACAGCGCCTCCGTAAAGTAATTCGTCTACTAGATCATGTTGGATTGCTGTCAACTGAGGGCCTGGCTGAGCGGACCAGCCGACGATTGCGGACTTGTTCGCTATGTGTGGACCATTTGCAATTACCGGGTTCATAGTTGCCATTGACCTCGATACGATCCAAAGTTTTGCCGGCCGGTCGTTCGCCCATGTCGGCCAAAAAATTCTCGAAGGTCTGCCATCGCTCGCATACCTTGATTCCGCGGCCGCCATAAAAGCGGTAGTTCGAATTTTCAACGCTCTGACAGCGCCTCTTCATGCAACTCCATGTCGTATACGTGCGCGATTGACCGCCCACTTTCGCGCGCCGTTTATGGCCGTGAACGAGCTTTCTTTCCCGCAACTGATCTCCCACGAGACAGCCGCAGGATTCCGTATGTCCGGTAGTTAGCTTGCTGCTGCGGACGATAACGGCCTGCCCACAGTCGCATTGGCAGCGCCACAGCACTTTACGATCGGCAGAACGGCCCACAATCTCATTGGCCACCAATCGTCCAAATCGCTGGCCGAAAAGCTCACGAATCTGGGGCATGGCCGTTTCCGTTCATACGTTCTTTTTCTCGTCTAAGCACATCGGAATGACGCTCTTCGACGGGGATGGGTTGAGCTGCATAGGTGCCGAGAACGCCATCTACTTTCGCCTCGACGCTGGCCAACTTCGGATGCAGATAGGGGGCCGCTTCCTTGGCGTAGGGCATGGCGGCTTTCGCACCCCCGGTCTTATAGGCCTCACGCATTCCCTCCAGCATGACTTCGAGCGGCGTCGTGCCTTCTTTCAAAGCCTGGAGTTTGATTTCCTCCTGCAGTTTGCCGGCGGGGGTGTCCTTACGTGCCTTACGGCCGGCTCCAGGGCGTTTACCCCCCCGCGACACGATTGAATCCTTTGATTGCAATCACGCAATCAATCTCTTTTCAAACCCGGATCCACGACCTCACATGCGAGCGGGGCAATGGGAAGTTTGACGGTAATATCGCAGCGAGCGCACCAGGCTTGCAGCAATGTGTCTTTTCCGCGGCTGACTGACATGACGCTCAGACAGTCAGCGCATTGCACCTGCGGAATGAGGTAGACGGAGTGCATGTGTTTAATGTCCAACGTTGTATAGCCATGGATTGACTCCATGTGCTGCGTCTTTTCGGGATGAGTTTCGAAACGATGCAGGCACAGAGCACAGCGGTGATTGCCCGTTCCAGGAGCGTTGTCGACCAACCGCTGCAATTCGGCCAGATAGTTCAACTCTTCACGTGGATGTGACCGCCGGTGCTCTTGGGGTAGGGATGGTGAGCGTGGGGGCGCAGGCGTTCGATCTCGCGCTGGGCCCACTGGATCAGGTGCTCCAGGCGTTTGATTTCCAGTCGGACCCAGTTGCGGTTCATCCACGCCCGGTAGTCCATCACACGACCGTGATCGTGCCACCGGTGGATTGGGGGAATGCCTGGCCTTGTCCGCCCGTACCGGTCTCGGTGAGGGTGATGGGATCGCCGATGAGATTGCCGTCGGTGTCCAGATCTTCGATCAGGGCCGTGGCTTCCTGATCGCCGACAATGCCGGTCACGGTGGCCGTCCACGGCGTGGCTTCGGAGCCGGAGAGCAGGACCGGGTCGAGCTTGTTGCCGGCGTTGTCCGTCACCGTCACGCGGGTGTTGCTGAAGGCTTTGGCATCGGGGGACTGCGAGCCCACCGTTTTGGTGACGGTCACGGTGATCTGGGTCATGTTCGTACTCCGTAGAGTGTTGGGTTCAAAGGTAAATTTGTGCTCTCGGGCGGCGGTCGGTCAGCCACTGGTCCCACTCGGCCAGCTGCTCGGGCGTCAGGCCAAAGACGGCACGACCGCCCACAGTGAACTCAGGTCCTGCCTTCACCCACCAGCGGCGGAAGCTGCGGCGTCTCATGGGCTGATCCCACTCACAACAGGCACCATCGGAACAAATCGGCCCCCGCGCTTCCAAAATCCCCGGGGGTCCTTCGCCCAGCCCTTCGCTAGCATCTGCAACTGGGTCAAACAGCGGCGATCGGTTATGACCCCTACCCTATGGGCGGCAAAGGTCGAAGTCCGCCGAAACAGCTCACCACATGACCTGCATTGGCAGTTGTCACCTTTGAGCGGGACAGGCGGATACGCAATCACGGCGCACTCACGGTCACGGTGATCTTCACTGCGTTCGGGGCATTGGGCTTCGGCGCGGCGG